TATTGGGTGCTATCTGTACTATCTGAACTATCTGTGTTTTTTCTGTTAATGTGGGGGTAACTTGGGAAGGTGAGGCGGGTTAGGAGTGTAAAGTCCTAGTGTCTTAGTAGAGTATATGAAAAAAAAAAAGGTGAGTGACTCTTAATAATATACAGATAGTTAGATAGTATAGATAGATAGACGCTCTGGTATTTTGCTAAGTCCTTGGTTTCATTGGTCTTTCGGGAATTATACTGTAAAGTATTCCCTCTTTGTTCGTGTAAAGTTAGCTACAGATTTTACATCTAGCACAGCCCAAATCGCAGATAGTTGGCGCTAAGTGCTTGAAATCATTGAGTGTAAAGTTATAATCGGGTTTACATAAGGGGCTTAGGTTGTAAGATAGCCAGAGGACTTAAGAGTTCACCTTTTTACGGCAAGCTATAGGCCCCCGACGTATGGCCGAACGAAGTGAGGGCAAAACCCCCCAACGCCACAGGCGCGGCAGGTCAAAACGCAGGCAACAAAAAACCCCTCCAGCCGAAGCCAGAGGGGTCAGGGTCAATCGTTCCAGTGGAACACCCAGAGATATCCTGTGCAGATGAACACGAGGTAGAACCCGAGGGTCAGAAGCATGTGCTGTCCTTTCAAAGAAGTTGGAGAGCGGGACCATTCCCGCTCTCCGTTGGTGTCAGCCTTCCACAATTCGAGCCTTGAGCTTGTGCCTCATCTGGATGCGCTTGAGGAACTCAGCGATGTTCCTCGCCCGCACTTCGACGTACACGGTTTGCAGGACGCGGCGGGTGCCGCGCTTCGTGGAAATTTCCACGGCAATGGTCTTTCTCATGGTCTTGGTCCTTTGTTGAGGTTGAGGAAGGTAGGTCCCGCCCGGAGGCGGGACCCGTTGGTGTTAGAACAACTTCTTCTTTTCCGGCTTTGCCGTCCCGATCTCTCCGAGCACCTTGACGCCCTTCAGGGTGTCGGTGATCAGAAACATCTTGCCGCCGCCCATTGGCGGGCAGGACACTCGAAGGTGACCAGACAAGTCCTTAACCGTGGACTTGATGGAGCCGATCTTGATACCCGAGAACGTGCCGTTCTCGTTCACTCGATCTGCCGTAAGCTCGATCACGAAAGTGATCGGCTCGATTGCCTTCTTGACGGTGGAGCCGTTCGAGGAATTGTCCTTGGACATTTTAGTCTCCTTACGATGTCAATCAGCAGGGCAGGATTGCCCTGCCGACACTGGAAGGCATCTGCTTTCCAGTGACTCCAATGTGGCATATCCATACCAGATTGTCAAATCGGCGTGGCAATCCAAGCAATTCGGCGCTTGCCAATGAGCAGGCGCAATCGCCGCGCAATCGCCGCGCGGCGCGGCGGAAGCAGGGCACCGGGGGTACATGGACAAGAAAATCCGACCGGCCCCCCATTTGTAGGCAACCTCTCAAAGCAAGACCCCAAAAACCATTGTTAACATTAACTTACAACTTCCCCGGCTCGGCCGTTCCAAAAACGCACTGACTTGACACTACCGCACCCGCAGGTTACCTTCCCTCCCCATGTTCGCACCCGTCGAGTACACCAAGTGGACCGACCGTCTCTGCTTTGACATTGCCCTCAAGCTGGAGGGCAGTGGCGAGGACCTGCCGGAAATCCTTGCGCGGCATAGCCTGTCCTCTTCCGAACTCGCGGACATCTCCAAGGACCCGGTGTTCGACAAGAAGGTCAAGCACTACCGGGATGAAATCCGCGAGAAGGGCATCACCTTCCGGCTGAAGGCACGCGCACAGGCCGAGGAACTTCTCACGACCTCATGGTCTCTCATCCACCACCCGGATGTCAGCGCCGCCGTCAAGGCCGACCTGATCAAGTCCACCGTCAAGTGGGCAGGACTGGAGGTCAAGGGTGACGCGCCAGAAAGCACTGGTGGTGTGTCGATCACGATCAATCTCGGTGGAACCTCGCAGGAGATGCGCGTTGTCGAACATGAGCCTGCTGAGTCTATTTGACGACCGTGGTTGTGCGGTGTTCACGTCACCCCTTGCCGCCGCTGAAGTCGAGAGCCAGTTGAGGGACAACAACCTGTCCTTCCGTACACGGATCATCAAGACGCGCAAGCGCGGCCTCGAATATAGGATCGACCTGCTCAATGGGACTTGAGATCAACTACACGCCGCCGCCCACCGGCAAGCTCTTCATGGAGGATAACTCCAAGATGCGCACGCTCATGGGACCGGTAGGTTCGGGGAAGAGCGTAACCTGTTCCTTTGAGATCGTGCGCAGGGCCAGCCTGCAAAAGCCTAACGCCCAAGGTATCAGGAAGACCCGCGCGGCGGTCGTCCGCGAGACGGCACGACAACTCCAAGATACCACCATCAAGACCTTCCTCGACTGGTTCCCACCGGGGGTGTGCGGCGAGTACATGCGCACCACGAAGACCTACTACTTCAAGGTCGGCAACGTCGAGTGCGAGATCATGTTCCGTGCGCTGGACGACGCGGACGATGTGGCGAACCTCAACTCGCTCGAACTGACCTTCGCGTGGTTCAACGAGTGCCGGGACATCCACCCTGACATCGTGGACGCCATGTCCAAGCGTATTGGCCGTTTCCCGTCCGCGAAGGACGGCGGGCCGACGTGGCACGGGATGTGGGGCGACACCAACCCGCCCACCATGGACACATGGTGGTACTATCAGATGGAGAAGCTGGACCCGAAGGACGGCGTCAGCCCCAACGACAACGGCTGGGCTGTGTTCAAGCAGCCGTCAGGCCGCAGTCCCTACGCCGAGAACATCGAAAATCTCCCCGATGGTTACTACGACACCCAAGGACGCTCAGATGAGTACATCCGGGTTTACATCGACGGTGAGTACGGCCTCAGTTCGGCGGGTATGCCTGTGTATAAGTACTTCCGTACTGATTATCACATGGCCTCTGAGTGTCTTCGCCATATTGCCAATGGCGTGCGTCCCATTGTGGTGGGCATGGACTTGGGCCTTACGCCTGCTGCTGTCATCGGTCAGCAGGACCCGCGCGGGCGGGCGCTCGTCCTTGCCGAGGCGGTCAGCTTCGACATGGGGGTCCAGCGGTTCGTGCGCCAAATCCTCAAGCCACTGCTCTTCGAGCGGTTTTCGGGGTCGCCCATTCTCGTCGTTACAGACCCCGCTGGCATCCAGCGGGCGCAGACGGACGAGAGGTCGGCGGTGGACATCATCAAGGCCGAAGGGCTGAAGGTCATCCCGGCGCGGACAAATTCTATCTCCGCGCGTATCAACGCGGTGGATGACTACCTCATGCGGCAGGTGGACGGCGACCCGGCCTTCCTCGTGGACCCCAGATGTACACAGCTTAAGGCTGCAATGATGGGCGGATATCGCTACAAACCCAAGGGCGACAGCGATATCGATAAGAACAAACACTCACACGTTGCAGAAGCCTTGCAGTACCTGATGCTGCACATCGCCACGGCGGGTGAGGGTGCGGCCCTTCAGGCGCGGCGCGAGGTCAAGGTGCTTGCCGCCGCAGGCTGGACGTGATAGCTTCCACCTCGGTTTCCTCCCATGAGACCAACCCCTGTGACTTGGCCCTCGCCTACCGTCGAGGGCCTTTTTCTTTTGGGTATTGCAACCACAGCACAAATCCTCTACAACTGTAAACCATGGCTGCTGGGTTGAGCATATTCCGTGTAGTCTCGAACGACGAGCTTGCACGGCAGGAACGCGAACAGATTGACCGTGAGCTTCAGGCACGGCAGTCCAGTTCCCTCATGCTTGGCATCGTGGATTATCTGCGCGAGTGCTGGGACGCGGCGAAGATCGCCAAGAAGCCAATCGAAGACATCATGCTGCGGGCCATGCGCCAGCGCAACGGTGAGTACGAACCCGAGAAGCTCAATGCGATCCAGAAGCAGGGCGGCTCCGAAGTCTACATGATGATCACCGAGGTGAAGTGCCGCGCCGCCGAAAGCTGGCTGCGGGACATCCTGCTCGACACAGGCACACCTCCGTGGGACATCCAGCCCACGCCGATCCCCGACCTGTCACCTACACAGACACAGGAGATCAAGGCGGCGTTCGCTGACATGGTCGCCCGCCTGCTTCAGGAAGAACTCCGCGCCATGACGCCGTCCGAGATGGCCGAGGCCAAGGAGGCGGTGTCGCAGGAGTACCGGTTCAAGATGCTTCAGGCGGCGCAGAACCGCGCCGACAAGATGAAGCACAAGATTTCCGACCAGTTCGCAGAGGGCGGCTGGGCCGAGAGCTTCAACGACTTCATCACCGACCTCGTCACCTACCCCGCCGCTGTCATCAAGGGTCCCGTCGTGCGCCGCCAGCGCACACTGGGCTGGCAGAAGGACGCCTCGGGGCGCACCATGGCGGTGCCGGTGGACAAGATCGCGCCTGAGTATGAGCGCGTCGATCCGTTCTACTTCTACCCGGAGCCGGGGATCACCCGCATTCAGGATGGGTATTGCTTCCAGCACCACCCGCTGACCCGCACAATGCTCTCCGATCTCATCGGAATGCCCGGTTACGACGACGCGGCCATCCGCAAACTGCTCGAAGAGGGCAACGGAAGCTCGTGGATCAACCAAGACATTGAGTTGATCAAGGAAGAAGAGGAGCGCAAGTTCCATACGGAGATGCGCCCGACGCAGATTTTCGACGCTCTGGAGTTCTGGGGCAAGGTTTCCGGTGCGATGCTGCGCGAATGGGGCATGTCGGAGGACGAAGTGCCCGATGCGGCGCTCGAATACGACGCAAATGTGTGGGTCTGCGGCAATTTCGTGCTGAAAGCGGTCCTCAACTACGACCCGTTGGGCGAAAAGCCCTACGCCAAGACCTCGTTCATCAAGTGTCCGGGCGCATTTTGGGGTAAAGGCATCCCCGAAATCATCGAAGACCTGCAAAATATCTGCAATGCGGCTGCGCGTGCCCTTGTCAACAACATGGGCATCTCGTCTGGACCCCAAGTTGAGGTCAATCTGGAGCGTATTCCGGCCAATGAAGACATCACGCAAATCTACCCATGGAAGATTTGGCAGGTCACGAACGATCCGACTGGTTCGAGCGCACCAGCGGTGCGTTTTACGCAGCCTGAAGCAAATGCTCAGATGCTCATGGGCGTCTACGAGAGGTTCTCACGCCTAGCCGACGAGCATTCCGGCATTCCGGCCTACCTGTACGGTGATTTGAACGTCCAAGGCGCGGGCCGCACCTCCTCTGGCCTCTCCATGCTCATGGGAAGCGCCGGTAAGGGCATCCGTCAGGTGGTCATGCACATCGACTCCGACGTGATCAAGCCCATCGTGGAGCGTCAGTACGTCTACAACATGCGTTATGACGAGGATGAGAGCATCAAGGGTGATCTCCAGATCATGCCGCGCGGTGCCATCAATCTCGCCAACCGCGAAACGATGAATGTGCGCCGCATTGAGTTCCTCAATGCCACGGCGAACCCCGCCGACATGGAGATCATGGGTCCTGATGGCCGCGCCGCGCTGCTGCGCGAGGTCGCCAAGAGCCTTCAGATGCCCACTGAGGACATCATTCCGTCCCGCGAGACGCTGGCGCTGGTACAGCGCCCGTCGAAGGGACAGCCACCGCAGGGCGGCGGCAAACCAGTTCCGACACAGCCTGACGGAGCGCCGAAAGGCGGGCAGCAGGCCAACGTCGTTTCACCCAATGCGTCGGGAGGGGCCGGATGATCCGTCCCACTGACGAGGTTGTGAAGGCTTTTGCCCTCATTGTGAGGCAGTACCCGCAGGTACTGACCTTTCTCAGTGAGTGGAAGGCCCACGAACTCGAACAGCTTCCCTTCGCCTTCCAAAACTCGGCAGTGTCGCAGGGGCGCTGTCAAGTTCTAGCCGAACTCGTAAAGTTGGCTACCAATTCCCCTGATTTGGCGGCAAAGCAGCCACGCTCGCCGACCAACCCTACGCATACCGGATAGGAGCGTATTAGATGGCATTGCCTGAACAAATTCGTAAGCAGATCGAAGCTGCGGAAGACAAGATCAAGGAACTGACTGGTGAGCCGAAGGCCGTTGTGGCCGATCCGCCCACTGACGAGTCCAATTCCGATCCTGCTCCTGCCCCGCAGGCTGACGATGCGGAGAGGTCCGTTCAATCCTCTGGCACGACTGAGCATGGTGCCAAGGAAGACCCGAACTCTGAGACGTATGCCCAGCGTTGGCGCACGCTTCAGGGTCAGTTCAACGCAGAAGTACCGCGACTGCGGGGCGCAAACAAAGAATTGCAGGCCCGTGTCGCGCAGTTGGAGAACCTTCTGTCGTCACTCTCTACTCCCGCCGCGCCCGCTGCTTCCGCAGCACCGCAGTCCGTGCAGAAGCTCGTGACTGACGACGACGTGGCCGAGTATGGCGAGTCGATTGACATGATGCGCAAGGTTACTCGTGAGGAAGTCGGCTCCTTGCAGGGCAAGATCGCCCAGCTTGAGGGTGTCATCGCCAACCTCACGCAGAGCGTATCGGGATCGGTCATTCCGCAGGTTCAGCGTGTTGCACAGCAGCAGGCTGCAACGTCGGAAGAGCGGTTCTGGTCGAACCTCGCCCAGCGCGTACCCAACTGGCAGCAGATCAACAACGACCCGGACTTCCAGTCTTGGCTGTTGGAGATCGATCCGCTGACAAACACTTCGCGGCAGACACACCTTGAGATCGCCCAGCGTGATCTCGACGTGAACCGTGTCACGGCGTTCTTCAGCGCCTTCACGGCGGCGTCTGGCAAGTTTGCGCCAGCAGCGAATGCTCAACCTACTCGGCAGGCTTCGGAGTTGGAGCGGCAGATTGCACCGGGCCGGTCCCGCAGCGCAGGAAGCGCGACGGGCGGCACGAATGCGAAGACCTATACCCCGGAAGACATCAGGAAGTTCTTCAATGATGTGCGCTCCGGTAAGTACAGGGGCCGTGAGACGGAGCGTGACCGTATCGAACGCGACATCTTCGCTGCACAGCGGGATGGACGCATCATGCAAGCAAGCTAAATCTAGGAGACTTCCATGTCTTTCCCCGTCGCCTCTGGTCGCCCGAACTACTCGGGCAACTTCATCCCCGAAATCTGGTCGGGTAAGCTTATCCAGAACTTCTATGACGCAACGGTCCTGTCGGCTATCGCCAACACGGACTACGAGGGCGAAATCCGCCGCATGGGTGACACCGTGAACATCCGCACCACGCCGGAAATCACGATCCGCTCCTATGTGAAGGGTCAGACCCTCACCGTCGAGAACCCGGACAAGCCGAAAATCCAGCTCAGCATCGACAAGGGCGAGTACTTCGCCTGCATCGAAGACGACGTGGACAAGGTCCAGTCCGACATCAACCTGATGGACACTTGGTCGAAGGACGCTTCCGAGCGTATGAAGATCAAGATCGACCAGCGCGTGCTGGCCGCTATCGTGGCTGATGTGTCGGCTGACAACGAGGGTGCGACCGCTGGCCGTATCTCGAACAACATTGACCTCGGCACCACCGGCACTCCCATCGCCATCACCAAGACCAACGTCCTCGAATACATCGTGGACCTCGGCACGGTGCTGGATGAGGCCAACGCGCCCGAGTCCAACCGCTGGATCATCATCCCGGCGAAGATGGCGGGCATGATCAAGAAGTCCGATCTCAAGGACGCCTCCCTCGCGGGTGACAGCACCTCGGTGCTGCGCAACGGGCGTCTCGGCATGATCGACCGCTTCACGGTCTACATGAGCCACAACCTGCCGGTTGCCTCTGGCAAGTTCGACATCATCGCGGGCCACAAGATGGGCTTCACCTTCGCATCGCAGATGACGGAGATGGAGACGATCCGTGCCGAGTCTACCTTCGGCAACATCGTGCGCGGCCTTCAGGTTTACGGTTACCAGACCGTGAAGCCGGAAGCTCTCGCCCACGGCGTCATCACGCTGGCATAATTGGTGGGGGCCGCTGGCCCCCACTCAACCAAACTCTCTGAGGAGATATCACTATGGCTACTTATGCCGCTGACTACGTCGCTGGGCGCTCCATGGCTCTTGGTGGCAACATCCTGCGTATTGAGCGCACGCTCGACTTCGCAGAAATCGCCTCGTACCGGGCCTCTGCCGGTCTGACGGCTCTCGCGTCTTCCGATGTGTATCAGATTTTCGATATCGCGGCCAAGACGCACGTCCTGATGGTTGGTTACGACGTGACGACCGCCGAAGGCGCAACCGCCACCATGCACATTGGTGACGGCTCTGACGCTGACGGCTTCCTCGCTGCGGTCAACCTCAACTCGGTTGGTTCCGGCGTCTCGTCGCTGGCACTCACCGAAGGTGCCCCGAACACCATCACGGGGTACTCGAACGGCAAGTACTACTCTGCTGCCGACACCATCGACCTGACGCTCAACCACAACAGCATCGACGTTGCTGTGGTCCGCGTCTGGGCACTGGTGGTCGAGGTCGCGTAACCGGATGGGGGGCCTCGGCCCCCCTCCTCTTTTTCGCAGGAGGGTACGATGCAGCGTGGCGTCATGGCTGTACAGCTTTCGGCTACGGGGCTTGTGACTACCTCGCGGGCCTACTTCCTCAAGGTGCTGATCTTCCACTCAGGTGGGGGTGATGCCGAGTTGAAGTTCTATGATCTGGATGCTGCTCCGGTAGGGGGTGAACCCTACTACCACTACTATGTTTACGGTAAGAGCATTCAGGGCACGGATATGCCTGAGCCGGGTATCCTGTTCGACAAGGGTATCTACGTCGAGCTTCCGACAGATTGCAAATGCACCGTCTTTTTCAACGAGGCGTAGAATGGCGAAGACACCTGCATGGCAGCGCAAGGAAGGTAAGAACCCCAAGGGCGGTCTGAACGCCAAGGGGCGGGCCTCCTACAACGCTGCGAACCCCGGCAAGCCGGGGCTTAAGGCACCGCAGCCGGAAGGCGGGCCGCGCCGTGACAGCTTCTGCGCCCGGATGAAGGGCATGAAGAAGAAGCTCACGTCGGCCAAGACCGCCAACGACCCGAACTCCCGCATCAACAAGTCCCTGAGAGCGTGGAACTGCTGATGAAAACCAAGGCTCAGAAGAAGATTTCCAAGGTGATGCGCGAGTTCAAGGCGGGCACACTTCACAGCGGCGCTGATCCGAAGGGGCCGAAGAAGGCACCCGTGGTCAAGAACCGCAAGCAGGCCATTGCCATCGCGCTGAGCGAGGCCGGTAGGAGCAAGAAGCGGTGAGCAAGTCCAAGGTCAACGAGGCCGGGAACTACACCAAGCCTGCCCTCCGCAAGCGCCTGTTCAACGAGATCAAGGGTGCGGCGGTGCAGGGCACCAAGGCCGGTCAGTGGTCGGCCCGCAAGGCCCAGCTTCTGGCGAAGAAGTACAAGGCGGCAGGCGGGGGCTACACGTCGTGAAAGCCCCCCAGAAGTCCCTCAAGGACTGGACCGCCCAGAAGTGGCGCACCAAGTCCGGTAAGCCGTCCTCCAAGACGGGAGAAAGATATTTACCGGAAGCAGCCATTAAGGCATTATCCTCCGCAGAGTACGCGGCTACGACCGCAGCGAAGCGTAAGGGTATGAAGAGCGGCAAGCAGTTTGTGCGTCAGCCAGACAAGGTTGCCAAAAAGACAGCGAAGTACAGATAGGAGCCTACAATGGCAAAGAAGCCGATGATGAAGTTCACTCCCTGCTCCAAGTGCCCGTCGCCCGCCAAGTGCAAGGCTGCTGGCAAGTGCCTGATGAAGGGCAAGAAGTAATATGAAGACCTATCTCAGGCACAAGAGCAAGGGTACGGTGTACGAGTACAATCCGTTTCTGGCGGATCACCCGAACATCGAACAGGTGACGGAGGAACAGGCGTTCCCCGAACGGTTTGAACCCAAGGTCGCCAAGGGCCGCAAGCCCAAGGTCAGCCTGACCACGACCGACATCCCCGAACCGCCGATCAGCGATGAGATGGCGGAACTCAACGACGAACTGACGCGGAAGACGCAGGTATGATCCTCTCCGACGTGATCACAGAGGCACGGAAGCTGTTGCAGGACACGAATGCTGACGTGTCCCTTCAGCGTTTCTCGGACGCTACGCTCTTGGGGTTTGCGAACCAGACCCTGAAGCGCATTGCGCTTGTCCGTCCCGACCTCTTTGCTTACGTCGGAGAAATTTCATGCACGGCGGGCGAGGTGGTGCAGTCTGCCCCGTCCGACTCCATCCGCCTCATGGAAATCTTCCGGGTCAAGAACGGCTCCGCAGTGCGTGAGACGAACCGACAGACCATCGATCAGACCTACCCCGGCTGGGTGGATGCCACCGCTGGTGCCACGGTCAACTGGATGCGCCACCCGCGCAACCCCAACAAGTTCTTCATCTATCCCAAGGCTCCTGCCGCGCATGTGCTGATTGGCGAGTACGCCAAGGCCCCGCCTGATTACGCCTCTGGTGACACGGTTGCCCTGCTACCAGATGCCTACTTCACCACCGTGATCGACGGCACGGTGTTCTTGGCCGAGAGCGTCGATAACGAACACATCACCTCGGGCCGCGCGAAGATGTTCTTCGACAACTTCGCTGCCAGCCTCGAAGCCAACTACAAGACCCGCCTGTTCACCGATCTCGACAGCGCCGGTATGGACAAGAGGGAGCTTCCCTGATGGCGACCCGCACCTTCGTCTCGCTCGAAAACAAGATTGCTGCCAACGTGCCGGGGTGCCCGCGCCCGACCATCGAACAGTTCGTGCGCGATATCGCCATCGAAGTCTGCGAGAAGACACTGGTGTGGCGGTACGAGCAGGACCCGATCACGCTCACCTCCGGTGTCTACGAATACGACTACGACATCCCCACCGGCAGCGAGGTGGTCGCTGTGATCCACGCGGCGCTCAACTCTGGCGTCGAGTTCCTCAACACGCTGGACCCGGCAGTTCAGGAAGACCTGCATCGCATGTACCCCGACTGGCCGTCTGCCGACGCCAATAAGCGGTCGTCGCCGCGCTTCGTCGGGCAGTTCGACCCCGATCATTTTGTGGTGGCTCCCGTCCCTGACAGTACGCGGGTGTATACCGTTAAGATGTTTCTGGCATTGAGGCCGACGCCTGATGCCACGGGGATGGACAAGATCGCCTTCGATGAGTGTGAGCAGTTGATCACGCACGGCGTGCTTCAGCATCTTCATACACTGCCTGACAAGTCGTGGACGGACTACAATCTGGCGTCCTATCACGCCAAGCAGTACACGTATAAGACGGCTCTTCGCCGCGCCAAGGCCAATCTTGGTGCCACCCGTGCGCCCCTGACCGTGCGCATGGTTCCTCTTGCATAGGTGACAGCATGTCTGAAGTGATCAAGGTTGTTCAAGGTGACACGAAGCCGCTCATCACGTTGACACTGACGGATGAGGCGACCGGCGATCCGTTCGACCTCTCCAACCCATCGACTACCGTCAGCATCAAGTTTCGCGCCACCGGCACGACCGCTACTCCGCAGATTATCTCCTGCGCCAAGGTTGACGCGGTGAATGGTGTGGTGGAGTTCGACTTTTCCGGTGGCATCCTTGATGTGGACCCCGGCATGTATGAGGGCGAGATCGAAGTGAATATCGATGGCGCTACGCATACGGTATATGATGTTCTCAAATTCCGGGTCCGTGCGGACTTCTAACGAGGAGATAGACTATGGCACTTCAGTATTCTGTGACGGTTCGCAACGCTCAGCTTGATGCGTTCGAGACGGCAATCGGCGCTTCAGCGGTCCTGAAGATCAGGAGCGGTACGGTTCCGGCTAACTGCGCCACTGCTGACAGCGGCACGGTGCTGGCGACACTCAACCTGCCCTCCGACTGGATGGCGGCGGCGTCGGCTGGCTCCAAGGCCAAGTCCGGTACGTGGGAAGATACGGCTGCTGATGCTACGGGCACGGCGGGTCACTTCCGCGTCTATGCCTCGGACGGCACCACCGTCCACATGCAGGGCACCATCACGGCGACGGGCGGTGGCGGCGACATGACGGTGGATAACACCTCCATCGCTTCTGGTCAGACGGTCACGGTCACGGGCTTCACCATCTCTGCCGGTAACGCTTAAGGGGTTCTCCCATGACTGACGTGTTCAACCGCGCCAGAATGACGACGGCGACCGCAGGCACGGGCACGATTACGCTCGGTTCTGCGGTCACCGGCTATCAGTCGTTCGCGGCTGCGGGTGTCACGGATGGCACGGTGGTTCACTACACCATCGAAGACGGTACGGCATGGGAGATCGGCACTGGCACCTACACGGCGTCGGGTACGACGCTGTCTCGCACACTGGTGGAAAGTTCTACGGGGTCATTGCTCAACCTCAGTGGCTCTGCGTCGGTATTCATTACCGCCCCGACCTCCGCGATCAGGAACCTCGACGCGGTCAACCCATCGGTTGCCCGCAGTAATCTGGAGATCGACGGTCAGCAGACGATCTGGGTTCCGGCCATCGCAATGGTCCCACGCACCACTAACCCCCCAGCATTGGGGTCAGTGGAGACGACCACGAACCGCGTGATGCTTCGCACGCTGAACTTCGATACGACCACGCAGGAGTTCGCGCAGTTTGCCATCCAGATGCCGAAGTCGTGGGACGAGGGCACCATCGTGGCACAGTTCGTCTGGTCGCACGCGGCGACCACGACCAACTTCGGCGTGGTGTGGCAGTTGCAGGCAATAGGTTTTACCGATGATGATGCCGCAGACGCCGCGTTCGGAACCGCACAGACGGCGACCGATACCGGTGGCACGACGAATGATATCTATATTTCTCCCGAGACAGCCGCCATCACCGTCGCTGGAACCCCGGCACCGGAGGAGTGGGTTGTCTTCCAAGTGGCGCGTGTCCCTGCCAACGCCTCCGATACGATGGCAATCGACGCTCGTCTGCACGGCGTCAAAATCCACTACACCACCAATGCAGCGCGGGATGACTAAGCCATGCTGCGTGCAACGCAACTGGTAGGGTGTGGGCGTCACGGACTCACCGGCATCACCTATGTCGGAAACCAGACGTTTACGGGTCAGGCGTCGGGAACCAGAAACTTCGCGAACGTCAACCTCGGGGCCTCCAATGGCGAACTCATCGTCTTGGGTATCACGACGCGCATTGGTAACAACAACTGGAATATCACAGCCGTCACAGTAGACGGTATAGCGGCAACCCTCGTCAACGGGTCAAAGTTCGACGGCGGCGGCGACTTCCAAGGGGCTTACCTCTATCGCGTGACGGGGGTTACGGCGGCGACCGCCACCGTGTCGATTACGTTTTCCAATACCGTTGCTGACGTGAACATCGCTATCTGGAATTTGTTCGGGGTCAACCCAATACCGTTTGCTAGTGCTACAGATGCAGGTGCTGTTCCGTCCACTGTAAGTATCAACATCCCCGAGAATGGTTTGGTGGTGGGGTCATCGGTGAAGAAACTTACCGGCACAACAACGTGGACGGGGGCGACTGAGAATTTTGACGTGGCGATTACAAACCAGCAGTCTTCGGGTGCGAGCATTGCGCTCGTCGCTGCTGAAACTGCCCGATCTATTTCTTCGTCAAATGCCAACGTCTGTACCGCCGCATCGTGGGGGCCATAAATGATTACTGAGTTTGCACTTCTGATTGATGGTGAGTTCAAGGAAATTCGCCGCTACGATACGAAACCCGAAGATATTCCCCACAAGAAAGTGGTGTGGCACCCTGTCGTGCGCGAGTACGGCACTCCGTTCGAGGGCCTTGAGGGTAGTGACTGGGTGGTCCGCACGGTTGATCCGGCCACGCTCCCACCGGATGTACCGGATTACATTTCGCGTCGGCAGGCTGCACTTCAACTTTACGCCTTGGGCTACATCTCCGCGCAAGAAGCTCTCGACATGACCAAGACGGCGACGGTTCCTGCTGCCATCGCGGCGATCTTTGACGCTCAGGTTGGGGAGGGGAACTGGACGCCAGAGCAGCGTATCTTTGCTGAGATTGACTTCGCCGCCATCAACTACTATCGCAACAACTTACTGCTGGACCTGATGGGTCTTTCTGAGCAGGAGAAGGATCAGTTCTTCGTCGCGGCTTCACTGTTGTAGGTTAGACGATGCTTGGTTTTGACGCCCTCGCAAAACTACCCTTAGCAGCGGCTCCTTCAGCCGGTGTTAATGCGAGCGTGTCTGCCACGCAGGCTGGTGACAGTGTCAGCGCGACGGCGGCTGTCACGGTCAAGGCTGTACTCTCGCAGACCCAAGCTGGTGACAGTGTCAGCGCGACAGCCGCCGTCGCGGTCAAGGCTACACTTTCACAGACCCAAGCTGGCGACAGTGTCAGCGCGACAGCCGCCGTCGCGGTCAAGGCCGATCTTTCACAGACCCAAGCCGGTGACAGTGTCAGCGCGACAGCGGCTGTCGCGGTCAAGGCTACCCTTTCACAGACCCAAGCTGGTGATACCGTTAGCGCCGAGTACACGCTATCCACTGGTACGGTCGCCAACCTTGATAAGACCCAAGATGACAACACTGTCAGCGCGACGGCGGCTGTTGCTGTTAAGGCCGATCTCTCGCAGACCCAAGCTGGTGACAGTGTTAGCGCGACGGCGGCTGTCGCAGTCAAGGCCGATCTCTCGCAAACCCAAGCTGGCGACAGCGTCAGCGCGACGGCGGCTGTCGCGGTCAAGGCCGATCTCTCGCAGACCCAAGCTAATGACAGCGTCAGCGCGACGGCGGCTGTCGCGGTCAAGGCTGATCTCTCACAGACCCAAGTCGGTGACAGCGTCAGCGCGACAGCGGCTGTCGCGGTCAAGGCTACACTCTCACAGACCCAAGCTGGCGACAGTGTCAGCGCGACGGCGGCTGTCGCGGTCAAGGCTGCACTCTCGCAGACCCAAGCCGGTGACAGCGGCAGCGCGACAGCGGCTGTCGCGGTCAAGGCTACCCTTTCGCAAACCCAAGCTGGCGACAGTGTCAGTGCTTCTATCGAAGCCACGACGTTTGCTACGCTGTCCCAGACGCAGGCAAGTAACACCGTCGTCGCCACGGCGGCGGTCAGGGTTGCCGGTACGCTTTCGCGGACCCAAGCTGGCGACAGCGTCAGCGCGACAGCCGCCGTCGCGGTCAAGGCTGTACTATCTCAGACGCAAGCCAACAACGTATCGGTTAGTTCTGTCGAAGCCACGACGTTTGCCACGCTGGATCAGACCCAAGCTGGTGACACCGTACAGGCTACGATTGTAAAGAGCCTCTTTGAGGCACCTTGCGTTATCAGGGCCACGGCGTCGGTTGCGGCAATTGTCGCAGACGTGACAATTGAGCCAGTTGTAAAGCTGCGGGCTACTGCAACTTACACGTATCTTAAGGCATCGTATGAGGTACATAACACACCAGCGGTTGTAAGTAACCTCCGACTGGCTGCGTCTGTTGCAAGCCCCCGGCTCGTCGCTTCTGTCTCCTACCCGCGAGTTACGTTCGACACCTGCTGGGATGTGGTAGCCGAGAGGGAAGCCGCTTGATATGTCCGCACGTATTAGTATAACATACGCAAGCTTTTGGAGATCGACATGGCCGTTTTGGTGAAGAACAACGCCTACAGCACACTGGCGTCCACGATCACGGATGTCGCCACGTCGATCTCACTTGCTGCCGGAACTGGTTCGCGGTTCCCCGTGATCTCTGGCGGTGATTACTTCTACGCAACACTGATCGATACCTCCAACAATCTGGAAGTGGTCAAGGTCACTGCCCGTTCGACCGACACGCTTACCGTGGTGCGTGCGCAGGACGGGACGACGGCGCGGGCTTACTCCTCTGGCTCTCGCATCGAACTCCGCATCACCGCTGCGCTGATCCAAGATATCCGCGACGGCATCACGCCCGGTGATGGCACTGTCACGGCGGCAAAACTTGCGAGTAATGCGGTTGAGACAGCCAAGATTGCCGCCGACGCCGTTACCTTCGCCAAAATCCAGAACATCGCCACAGCCCGTGCGCTGGGGCGCTCGTCGGCACTCTCAGGTGATGTCGAAGAGATCACTGCTTCGCAGCTTCTCGACTTTCTGGGCACCACGCAAGGCAACGTCGCATACCGTGGGGCCAGCGGCTGGGTAGTTCTGGCTCCGGGCACTGCCGTTCAGGCTTTGGTGTCAGGTGGCGCTGCTGCTAACGTCGCATGGGGCAAGCCGTCCTATGCACCGGATGTGATCATCCAAGACCAGAAGACCTCGGGTACTGACGGCGGCACGTTCAACAACACCGAAGACCGGACGCGGACACTGAATACACTGGTCCGCAACCTCAACTCACTCGCTTCTCTTTCCTCGAACCGCTTCACGCTCCCTGCTGGGACCTACTTCATCGAGTGGTCGGCACCGGCCTATAAAGTGGACTCGCATCAATCACTACTCTATAACGTCACGGACGCCGTAGTAGTTGCCAGAGGGCAAAGTGCATTCTCTAACAACGGCGGTGATTACGCGGGTAATGAGAGTTCTGGGTGTGCGGTTGTTACCATCGCGGCGAGTAAGGCGTTCGAGATCAGACATCGTGGTTCGGCATCAACAGCAACAGTTGGGTTTGGTCGTGCCTGCGGGTTTAGCACCGAAGTCTACACCATCGTCAGAATTTCTAAGGTGTTGGAGTGATCCCCCTCATGGACAGCGAAGCTCTGAGAGTACTGAACGTGATCATGCAGTGGATCGTAGCCCCAGTGGCTGCGTTCGTCTGGGTGCTTTACCAGAAACAGCAGACACACCACACGGATATCGCGGTCCTGAAAGCTGAGACTGCGTCTGCGAAACTGTCGCATGACCGTGAGATCAAGGAAATCCGAGAGACCAGTCGTGCCATCATGGACAAGCTGAGTTCGATAGAGGAGGCCCTGCGCAAGTGAAGCTGACGCCCAAGGACGAAGCCCATCTCAAGAAGCTCCACCCCGATCTTGCGCGGGTGGTGCGCCGTGCTGCCGCCATCTGGCCGCACAAGGACCGCATTTTTTTCATCACCTGTTCGCTGCGCACTCTTGCGGAGCAGAAGGTTCTCGTCGCCGCAGGCGCATCCAAGACGATGCGCTCCCGGCACTTACCGGGCAAGACCAATAAACTCTCCCACGCAGTCGATTTTGCCATCAAGCTCAACGGCAAGGTCCGTTGGGATGAGCCACTGTTCAAGCAACTCGGCCCCATCGTGAAGAAGGCCGCGAAGGATGTCGGTGTCCCGGTTGAGTGGGGCGGCGACTGGAAAACCTTCAGCGACAAACCACATTTTCAACTGCCGTGGAAGAAGTACCCCGGCTAACACAGGAGACGTGTATGTTCACTTCGATTGACAAGGCGCTCGTCGCACTCATCATGGGCCTGCTGTTCATCGTGCAGACCTACACTGGGTTCAACCTTTCTTGGATCAGCGCCGAAACGGTGACGACCATCATCGGTCTGCTGACCCCGGTTCTTGTCTGGGCGATCCCCAACAAGAAGGCGTGACATGGCTTGGCAGGAGGGAGTGGCGGTCCTGTTGGTGTGCATCGGCCTTCTGGCCGGTGCGTTCATATATGGCCGTCGCCCTTCCTTCTGGATTGAGTTCGGTGTCCGCGTGTTCACGGCGCTGAAGCCGAAGATTTTCGAGTACCTGCGGCGCAACACCCCGGAGGTCGAAGCACGGATGCACGAGTGTATTCGACGCGGCGGGGAGTGGGATAACTTCAAGAAGCGGTGTAGGGATCGGCGGTAATGGCTGGCATCAAGATTTCAAACTTTCTGGGTATCGCGCCGAAGATTTCCCCGGAGCTTCTTGGTGCGCAGTTTGCGCAGGTTGCCGTGAATGCCAAGCTCTACTCTGGCGATCTTATCCCTTACCGCAATCCGAAAGATGTGGGTGACACGTTTCGTGCTGGCACGGCGCAGACCATCTACCCGATGCGCGATCCCAACGATCCGACGATCAACAAGTGGCTGTCGTGGCTGACTGACGTTGATATCGCCGTACCGACGACGCTGGAAGAGAACGAGCAGCGCATCTACTACACGGGTGACGGCGCTCCGAAGGTTACCGACTACGCGATGGCGATCAGCGGTGGCGGGCCGTATCCGGCGTCTTCGTATGACCTTGGACTCCCCCTCCCTTCGGTGAAGCCGACCACTTCGTTCACGGCGTTTTCCGAGAAGACGACCAGCACGATTGAGCGCGACGGCAACAACACTGCAAAGATCGTCACGACGGCAGCGCATGGCCTCATCACTGGCACGAACATCAGCGTTGCCAAGTTGACCTATCGCACCGGTACGTATTCACGTACCGGCAGCACGGTCACCGTCACCCTCAACGGCCATGGTTATGACACCGGCACGCAGCTTTACATGACCTTTGAGCCGTGGACGACGGCAGCGGTGACGAACCAGAACGGTCTTGTCCAGACCGGGACCTATGTCATCACGAACACCGGCACCAACACCTTCACCTTCGAGGACCCGGCGAACAACGGTGCAACTACCGGCACGCCCGATGTCTACGTCGGCCTATACGACTTCAACACCAACGAAGCTGAAGTCACGGTGGTGGACAGCACGACGTTCACCTACCCGTCCATTGGTCCCAAGACGCCGACAATCTCTGTCTCGACCGGCAAGATCAATCTCGCGGGTAATCCGCAGAGCCGCAAGTATGTGTACACTTGGCTGACCCCGTGGGGTGAAGAGTCGATCCCCAGCGAACCGTCTGATGCGATCTACATCCGCGAAGGGCAGGTTGTCACTGTCGGCACTCTCCCGACCGCGAAGCCTTCGGGAAACAACAACGTCCGTGGGTTCCGCCTTTATCGCACGGTGACCGGTGCGACGGGCACGGCGTATCTTCGCCTCAAGACCGTGTACTTCTCCAACACACTGGTGTCCGCTTCGCGCACGACGAACGTGGCGACGGTCAAGACCACACATCCGCACATGCTTGTCGTAGGCGACAAGATCAAGATCACGAGCGTAGCCTTCGGTGGATCACCCGACACGAGCTTCAATGCGACCGACGCCCTCGTCGCGTCCGTCGTAGACAAGTACACCTTCACTTACGCCAGCACCGGTACGAACAAGGCGACGACCGCCACATCGGCAGGCACGCTGTTCTGGGATATCGCGGAACCCGACAGTTCCACCTCGCGGTACTATGAGTCCACCACATTTGTGGATGACTACGATGTCAGCGGTCTGAGCATCGGTCTGGACACTGTCAATGCCGATGCGCCGGATGCGAACATGAAGGGCCTCGCCATGGCCCACAACAACATCCTGATCGGCTTCGTGGAGAACGAACTCTGCTTCTCGGAGCCGGGGCGTCCGTGGTCTTGGCCGATTGCCTATCGCCTTGTGTTCGAGTACCCCATCGTCGCCGTCGCGCCGGTCGCGGGTTCGATCCTCGTGATGACCACGGAATACCCGTATATCGTTGACGGTACTGTTCCTGAGAACATGGGTTCGCGCCGCATCGACATCCCGCTGCCTTGCACCTCGAAGCGCGGCGTGACCAATATGGGCACCTCCGTCATGTATCCGACGTGGGGCGGCATCGCCATGTATGGCCCGGATACGGGCGCAGTTCTCGTCACCAAGGCACTCTACGACTTCGACTCGTGGAAGGAAGCATACGACCCCACGACGATGATTGCTGAGTTCTATAACGGCAAGTATTTCTGTTCGCACAGCGATGGTTCGTTCATCTTTGAGCGAGACGATCAGGTCGGCGGTGTGTTCGTCACGACGCCCATCAGGTTCAGCGCGTCCTATTACGACGGGCGCTACGACAAGTTCTACTTCACCACCGATGATGTTGATATCATCTATGAGTGGGATGCTTCCGATCAGCCGCTTCTGTCACTGGAATGGAAGTCCAAGGTCTTCGTTGACAAGGGCTATATGAACATCGGCGCTGCCCGCGTCGTTGCGGACTACAGTTCGTCTTCGGAAGAAGCCGATGCGATTACGGCGTTCAACCTCGAAGTCGTCGCGTTCAACACGACCCTGTGGACCTATGTCCCGCAACTTGGCGTTCTCAACGGCCCGCTCAGCTACACTGACCCGGATACGCTGACCACGGTCGATCCGCTCGGCACGCTCAACACGGTGATGTTCAATGGCGACCAGTTCATGCAGTACCGCCTCGAACCGGTCGGTTCCTACTTCGTGAACTTCAAGCTCTGGGCCAACAAGATACAGATCGCAGATGTGGTGATCTCGGACTCTGACATCTTCCGTCTCCCCACAGGGTACAAGTCCGATACGTTCGAGGTGTCGGTGTCAGGTTCTGCCCGCATCCGGTCGATCCACTTCGGTGAGACCCCAGCAGGATTGGTGAACGTATGAGTTTTGCTGCTCTTCCTCCGGTTCCGCAGTCTGGCCTCACCGAGGCCGAGTATCGCCTGCTGGCTGCGATCCACGAGAATATCAACCTGCTCACCGGGCAGAGTACCCGTGTCAGCAAGGCTATCGTATCCGGGCAAGTCACGGTTGCGGGTGCCCCGGCTGGGAGTGCAACTCCGGTTGCAGTTTCCGGGGCTGCTGCCACTGACATCGCTCAGATAGCAGCCACTTTGCAGGTCCTCATTAACGATGTACAAGCATTGCGCGATACGGTAAACATACTCGTCGCACAGCTTCGTAGCTGATCAGGAGACATGGCATGAAGAGAGGTGGGCTTAATCCAGAGGGCGGGTTCGACATCCGCAGACTCCTGCCCCAGAACCCCTATGTCAATGTCAATCCAATGGCGACTGCTGCGCCAGTTGGGTCTTCGACCCCCATGTCGGGGTCGACACTCAACATTCGCGCACCGGGTATGCCGCCCGCTTACGCAGACGGGGGCAAGGTCATGCCTGCGGCGAAACTGGACGGGGGTGTTTTTGTTCGTGCCGCGACAAAAGCTGGATTGCCTGACGACATGAACACTCTGAACCAGATTGTTAATCTGGTTAACAAGGGCTACCAGCCAGATCAGGCGGCGATGATGGTAGCTCAGCAGGGTAAGTACGCAGACGGGGGAATGGTGCCTCCTGCCCCCAGTGCAGCCCCGCCGCAGGCCGGTATGGCACCCCAACAGCCCGGTCTTGCTCCATCAGGCGGGGCTGCACCCCAGCGCATGTCGCTCCAGCAGCTTCAGCAGGAAGCCCAGAAGTTCGCGCAGGCGAACCCGCAGGCAATACAACTCATCCGTGAGTCTCTGATGGAGGGCGTCCAGTCGGGTGACGTGACCCCGCAGCAGATCACGATGCTGGTTCAGATGGCGGTCGCCGCCGCCCAGAACCCTGAACTCTACCCCCGCCTTCGCCAGATGGCGATCCAGCAGGACTTGGCTGACGAAGAAGACCTGCCCATGCAATACGATCAGGGCATCGTCTTCTCGCTCATCGTGGCTGGTACTGCGATGCAGCAGGCCGGTGGTGCAATGCAGCAGGCTCCTGCTACTCCCGCCCCGCAGGGCGCGACTGCCATGATGAAGGAAGGCGGGCACATCCCCATGACCCGCAGCCCCACGGGCGACAACACAGGCCGCGCCGACGACATCCCGATCCGCGTCTCCGGTGGTGAGTACGTCATCCCGAAGCACGTCGTGGAGCGCAAGGGCACGGAGTTCTTCGACAAGCTCATCGGTAAGGATAAGGTGCAGGCATGACCCAGATCACTTACATCAAGTCGGCGCTGAACCACTCTTCGGCCATGACGACCCCCGCCGTGGCACTCACCGAGTTCGGCCTGTGGGGTAGCATCAAGAAGGCGTTCAAGAAATACGCCAAGCCCCTCGCCGCCATCGTCGGTATTGCTGCGTCCATCGCGGTGCCCTTCATCGCCCCGGCTGTTGCTGGTGTTATCTTTGGTGGAACAGCCCTTGCCACAGGTGCCATCGGCGCTGCCATCGCAGGCGCTGGACTCGGTGCCGCCGCAGGTGCCCTGACGGCCTACGGCACAGGACAGAACGTCCTCATGGGTGCTGGCCTTGGCCTTCTTGGCGGTGCTATCGGCGGCGGCTTTGCGGGTTATAGCCAGACAGGAGGGCTGTTCGGCGCTCTTTCTCCGTCGCAGGCACCCGCTTCTGGCCTTGGTGCCCTGCCATCGGTTGGTGGTATTTCCCCTGCCGGTACTGTAACTGGCGCAGCAGGTGAGACTTGGAATGTCGTCCAGACGGTGCCCGGTTCTGCGGGCACTGTGACTGCTACTCCCGTCTCTGCCACGGCTACCCCCGGCATCGGCTCCAAGCTGCTCAACGCAGCCATTCAGGCGGCTCCGGGTGCCATCGGCACCGTCGTTGCCGGTCTGTCGGACGCCGACGCCGCGCAGGCGCAGGCAGAACTTCAGGCTGAGATGGCCCGTCTTCAGCAGTCCGACATGGCTGCGTACCAGAAGGCCCGCGAACTCTACGACACGCTGGTCGCCACATACGGTCAGATTGACCCCACGGCCCTCGCGCAGTCTGCTGAAGCTGACGTTCAGCGCCGGGTGGCGCAGCAGTCCAGTGAGAACCTCCGTAATATTGAGATGTCAGGTGGTGCATCTGGCAAGCAGTACAAGGAAGCTGAAGAGCGCAGGCTGCAAATCGAAGGCGCAGGTATGGGGTCCACTGCCTACGGCAATGAGTACTGGCGGTCCTTCGGTGCAAAGCTGCAAGGTCTGGCTGGCTTGCAGCCGCCGCGCTACCAGAGTTCGACTTCCGGCTACCTTGAAGGTAACCTTTCCCGCGCAGAGCGGGGTCAGGCCGGTCTTGCTTCTGACATTGCTGGCATCCTCACACCCTTCGCGGAAGAGTTCAGACCGCGTAACACGACACTGACGAGCGCGGACGAGGAAGAGCTACGGGTACGCAGGCGACTGGGTGATCGTAATTTCGCATCGTTTGAATGATAACGGAAAGACCATCTGATGGCATACACTCCGGGTCTTTACACTACCGCAAGCTCGGTTGCTGCTCTTGAACGTGAGCGTTACGCCAAAGCGCAGGAACTGAATGAACAGCGTGCGGCACGCGAACGCGCAGGTCTGATGCGTCAGCAGCAGGCGGGGCTGGATCAATTCACCGCTGGTCTGACGCCCCGGTCTGAAGTTGCGCTCCCCGATTGGGCTGCTCCTGCGGCCCCGCCCATGCCGCCCGGTATGACTTCTCCGAAGCCGGGAAGTGGCGGTGCTGCCGATGCTGGCGGTGCTGCTGGTGTGTCTTATGAGCGCGACCGCGCCGTGCAAAGGCGCAAGCTCCTTGAGGGACAGTACAATTCTGAACTTGCTGCCCAGAAGGCTGAGATCGACAGCCTTGGGCGTGAGAAGTATATCCTTGAGCAGCAGTTGCGAGTGGCCCCGCCCAACATGCAGCCGCGCATTCGCGCTGCGCTTACAAAACTTGATGGAGATATTGCTACCAAGGTCGGCGGTACTCGTGAGCGTGTGACCTTCTTTAATGATATCTTCACGACTATCGATGAGGCGATCCGTACCGGTGACTACAAGCGTGCAAACCTTGCCGCTCAGTCTGTAAGCGAACTTCCGGCTGCACAGCCCCGTGGGACCATGCCGGAACGTGAAACGCAGCCCCGTGGTGTCGGTGAGAGCGGCAGGGCAAATGCCATCCCGGCTCCCGACTCCATCGGGTTTACCGGTGCTGTCGCTCCCGCCCCCGGCGCTCCCGGCACTGCCCCCGCTTCTCGCGCAGGTCTGGCTGGTCTGCCGCCGTATGTTGTTGATACACCATCCAGCGCCCTGCCCCCCGGTGGCGGCGGATATGAGCCGAAGTCGTATCTACCGCCAGCGGCCAATGCGACAGAAGCGTACAAGGCAAATCAGCGGGCTATTATCCAGTATAATCGTCTGCGCGGCTCCCTTATGACGAATGTTTTCGGGGATGCAGGTAGCTATCTTTTTGGTTCGCAGGCTGATTACGATACTCGCCAGACGATGAAGGCACGCAACACTGAAGCTCTTCAGTGGTTCGAGACACCTGCGGTAAAGGATTTCATGCTTGCCAACCCGGCAGCAATTGAAGAGGCTCAGAAAGACCCGTTTGGGTATTATCAGAAGTACAAGGGTAGGTTTGGTAAAACTGCTAAAGGTCCAACCCCTGTCGCTGATGCCGCTGCTGCTCAGACTGCTACTGGTGGTAAGACGGACCTTCAGGCTGCGCCCGGTGTAACTCCTCCGCAGACGCCTGAAGCTGTGGCTGGGGCTTATCCTGCTTTGGATATCCCAGCGGCTACGCCGCTCACGGGTGATCCGGCGCGTGTGAAGGCCATTACCGATTTTTCCGCGAGTGCAGTCGCTGAGCGCGTCCCTGAACGTCTTCCGCTTCTTGGTCCCGCCGTACAGTCGAAAAAGGGTCAGGAGTATCTGGCTCGCGCAGATGAGTTTGAAGTACCTCGTGCGGCGCTCGTTGCTGTCTGGGGTATTGAGAGTGCCTTTGGTAAGGACAAGCGCAAGAACCCCGTTTCCGGTACGTTTGGTGACTTCCATGTCCAGAAGGGTCAGCTTGATCTACTGAAGAAGTTCTACACCGACGAAGCATTCATTGCGGAATACGGCGTTCCGCCCAAGTTCACTGAGCTTGCCAATGAAATTTTTGCCGGTGGGATGGAGAAAGTAGAAAGCGTCGATGCGGCGCTGCTCCAACTCAAGATGATCGAAATTCTCGGTATCCCCCCTAACCTCTGGGGTGCTGCGTATCAGGGTAACGCTTGGGATGTACTCAAGATGGGTGCGCCCACGGCTACGCACGATGCGGGCAAGGAAGGTATCGCTGGTCTTACCAACAGCGATTACAATGCGTACTTCGCTACGCTCTACAACGAAGCGCGTGTGGTTGCCAACACGCCGATGACCACTGATACGGCGAGGCCGACCGAACTCTCTACCTTCAATCTGGAGAAGTACGACCGGGAGCAGGTGCGTGTCGAGTCCGATCTGAACTACAGCTACCAGACGGCGGAAACGGCGCGTGCCACCGCAACCAAGAAGTATCAGGACCTTCAGCGCCGCCTCGAAGTGGCGAAGCAGTTTGGCAGGTACGACGAAGCCCAGACGATCCTCGCTGAGATCGAAGGTGTTGCAACAAACCTGACGGATGTCGAGGACACGGTGCGACAGGCTGAGCGTGCCGCTGAACTCAAGATCGAAGAACTCAATCTGGCTCGTGTCGATGAGTACATCAACATTGCTGTCAACGAGTTGATGGTTAATAACAACCCGAAGCCGTTTGCGGACATGGTGTCTCGCGGCACTGGACAGCTTGTTGAGATTGTACCGGTCGAGAACTCTACGCTTGTTCAGGTGTATGTTAACAACGAACTCATCTCCGGTGGCGGTATCACCGCAACGGAAGCGCGGGACCTGTTCTTGCCGAAGATTAAGGCGTCGGCAGCAGCCGAACAGGCAGCAACCGCCGAGAAGAACGCTGAGTTTGAGCGCGAAGTCCTTCTCGAAAAAGTGAAAATACAGGGTAAGATTGCTGAAGTCACGACGCTCGAAGAACTGAAGCAGAACGCAGAGTTCCAGAAGCTGATCGCTACCAACAAGCTGACGAAGTCCAGCGAAGAGATGGACCCTGTCTCAGGTAAGCTTGGTAAGATTGTCTTTACCGATGAGCGTGGTAACATCATCGAGTACACCATGGGTGCGGAGACGACAACGCCACAAGGGGTAGTGACAAGACCCCAGCCGCAGGTTAGGGTGACACGGGCTACCGGCGTTACGCCGCAATAAGGGTATCGTTATGGCTGACAGGTTCCTCGGAACAACTTCCCCCATGCTTCAGGGTTTGGGGCAGAACACTCCGCAGGCGATTGCCGACAGGGCCTCGCGCGATATCGACCAGTACGCTGCTGGTATCCGCGCGGGTCTGAGGACGCAAAACCAGCAGTTTATGCAGCCGGAAGAAGAACCCACGCAGCGTACTGCCCGTGTCGCCTACAGCCCCGAAGAGAACAAGTACTTCATTGGTGGTCATGTCGTTGACGCCAACAACGACACAGACGTTGCGGTCATGTCGAAGTACGCTGGGCAGGAAGCCCCGCTGCCTGAAGGTAACTGGCAAGTGGTGGACGATACCAGCTTCAGCCAGTATGTGCAGAGCATCCGTGACCCCGGTCTTCTGACCTTGATGGGCAAGAACTTCAGCATGGGTACGGACGAGATGCAGCAGATGGCTGGTCTCGGGCTTCAGTGGCTGGGTGCAGAGCAGACCGGGCAGTACTTGGCAGATCAGGAAGCAGACCTCCAGCCCAATCAGGTTTACAGTCGCAACTTCACCGATATTGGCTCTACGCCTGAGAACGGCGTCCTTGACTGGATGGCCGCGACCATCGGTCGCCTTGGCCCCAACGTGGTCGAGTCTGCCATCACTGCCGGTGTTGGTGCTGTCGCTGGTGGTGCTGCTACGGGTCCTGCCGCCCCCGCTGGTGCCGTGCTTGGTGCCATCGGTGGATTCTTCGGTAAGGCGGCGGTCAAGAAGGCGCTGCTCGAAGCTGCCAAGAAGCAGTTGAAGGGCGAAGCACTGGACGCCGCCGAAAAGAAGCTCATGCTCTCTGCGGCTGGCATGACCAACGCGGCGGCGAATGCCGCCAAGACGCGCCTTGCTCCCGGTGCCTTTGACGAGATGCTGAACGAGGGTCTGACGGCTGGTGCGCAGGCTGTGATGAAGCAGGCCCCTGCCATTGAGCGCCGTATGCGGCAGATCGGTGGTGGTATCGCAGCGTCTACTGCTTCAAATATCTTCCAGCAAACGGGTGCTGCCTACGGCGAAACCATGGCTGACGGGGGCGAGGGCAACCGCCCTGTGTCTCTGCTGGTCGGTACGCTTGGCGGTCTTCTTGACACTGCCCCCGAACTGCTGCTGGCTGGCCGTCTCTTCAGTGAACTCGCGGGTGACGTTGTCGGCGTTGCCAAAACCCAGCGCAAGTCCATGGACATCCTCAAGGGTGTCGCCAAGGGGCGCACAGGCCGCATCGCCGGATACGGCGCACTTGGCATGGGTATCGAAGGCGCAACTGAAGGCACGCAGGAAGTCCTCCAGATCGCAGCTAACCCTGTCCTCGACCTGAACTCCGCTGAAGCGACCAATCGTATCATCAACGCCTTCGCTGCCGGTGCCCTAATGGGTGGCGTGATGGGCGGTGCCGGTGGTGCGTTCGCTGGTTCGCTGGCTGACAATAAGACCGAAGCCAATCTCCTGCTGCCGGTATCTCAGGACGATCCCGGCTATGCCCAGTATCTTATCGATCTGAAGAAGCAGATCGGTGACACTGAGTATAAGAAGGTCTTCGCCCCGCCGCAGCCCTACACCCGTATCATGGAAGAGCAGGCGGCTGAGCAGGCCGCTGTGCAGCAGATGACCAACCCTGTCGTTGGTCTTCAGCCTTTTGCTGGTACGCAGGCCCCGCTGACGGGTGCTGCTGACCAGACGTTCCAAGTTGGTCCTACACCCGCTATCCCCAGCACGATCCCCGGCCCATACTTCGGTACTGAAGGTGCCGTACCCGGCGCTATGGGGCAGGCTGGTCCTGTTCCGACTGTAACTCCGGGTGCGATGACTGTCGGTGCGCCGCCGTTGCAGATGTCTCCTGTGGCTCCTCCCACGCCTGCGGTTCCCCCCGTGACGGGTGGTCCCATGAGTATGGGCACCACCATGACCCCCGCTCAGACGGGTGGTTTCGGTACGTTTGAACAGTTCCAAGCCGCTGCATTGGCACAGGCGCAGCAGGCAGCGCAGGCGCAGCAGGGCGTACAGCAGCAGGCCGCACAGCGGCAGGGTGCGCAGCAATTTTTCGGCAGTCAGGCTGCGCCTGCGCAGCCTATCCCCACTGGTGTGGCACCCGGTACGGCACCTGCCCTTCCGATTGCTGATGTGGTGCGTGGTGTTCCCACCACGACCGAAGCCCGCCGCCGCGTCGCTACGGATCGTATTGTTGCCAACCGTCAGGCTGAGCTTGCCCGTGGGCGGGCGCAGCAGTTCGTTGCAGGGCCGCAGCGCCAGCCGATTGCCCAGACCCCTATGGGTGCTGGTATGCAGGCAACGTACACCCCGGAACAGCTTGGTGGTGTGACTGGCTACGCACCCGTTAGGTCTGGAACGGAAACCCCTACTGCCACATTGCAGCGCCTTCAGCGCGGCAAAGCAAAGGGTAAGAAGGGCGAGCCGACTGGTAAGGTTACAGTTGTCCAGCGTGGCACTGAAGATGTGATACCCACAGGTACTGCTGCGCAAGTCGAAACGCTTTCGACTGGTGTTACGCCTAAACTTACACCCAACGTCGGTAAGGCATCGCAGCGTATCCGTACTTTCCTCAACCAGCTTTTGCTTGCTGGCAAGACGCAGTTCAATGAGAGCGACATCGCCAAGCATATCTTCAAGAAGCTGGGGAAGGTGACCAAGCTGTTGAAGGTCGAGAGGCTTACGCTTGAGCAGAAAGAGAAGGTACAGCGGTTTGCTGATACCATGGTCAACACGCTCAAGGTTGCTGATCGCGCACGCACATTCGGTACAGGCGGTGAAGAGTTCACCATCAGGCAGGAGGTCATTGATGACTTCAGATCAGGACCGGGAGGCGCGGATACAAGGACTCTTGCAGACGTACCAGCAGACAGGGAGACTGGGGAACAGCAGGCCGAGCAGCCCGGAGCAGGCGGAACGGCAGGCCCGCGCAATCGTGGCCGCGCAAGACAGCAGACCGCCGCCCAAGAACCCGCGCAAGCAGAACAAGGGCCTGCCGCCCGGAGTGAAACCCTACGGGAAGAAGCTGGTGGGGCCGCTAAGCTAGAGGAAAAGAAGCCAACGGGCAGGAAACCGCGACCCCCAAAAGCCCAAGGGGCGGTCGCGGTCGCCCCCTCAAAAACCCCCGCTGAACTGAAGGCTGAGAAGAAGGCCGCTGAGAAAGCTGCGAAGGACCTGAAGAAGGTCGATGACGCTATCATAGCAGCCAATAATGCCAACGCGGATGAGCGCACGACTGCATTTGCTCAGCTTGTGCGGATGGGTAACGACGAGAAACTCTCGCCCGCTGCACGCGCCAAGGCGCAAGAGTACATTGTCACCGAACTCAGCCCGCTGGAACAGATAATGGTAGCTGCCCGTCTGGCAGATGCCAAGTACGCGGACCTATCGGATGACGCCAAGGCTGACCTTGCCGCAGACGCCATGGAGGGGTCGAAAAACATCGATGAGAATAAGGTTCCCGCCAGTGAGTTGGAGGAGGTTTATTCCGCCGTTGCTCAAGTCAGGAAGCAGACAGATAAGATCAAGGGCCTAGCCAAGGCCGGTAAGGATACGCCCGAACGTAGGGAAGAGTACAGGAACGCTTTTACTAACCTCATCTTCTGGGCCAAGGGGCAGGGTATCTCTGATCAGGCGCAGTGGACTGCGCGTGCGTATCTTGAAACTTACAAGGACAAGACATCCCAAGGGTGGGCCGGTGTTGAGCAGGCGCTCAAGGACATCGATGAAGGGCGGTATCGCCTCTCCCAGTTCGACGCCGTCACTAACCCCGTGGATGAGAACGGTCGCCCCGCCAAGGGTGTGAACCCGATCCGGGCCAAGGCTATCGTGGACAAGTTCCGCAGTGGTCTTGCCAAGGCTCCGCGCTTCTACGTCTACAAGAACCAAGCTGACCTCCAGCGCCGCAATCCCGAACTGTACCAACGTGCAGTGGCAGCGCGTCCGCAGGGAGATTTCGACACTGCCCCGGCTTCGGGCTACGCCTTCGACAACACGGTGCTGGTCTTCACCGACCGCATCCCGACCGAGAAGCACATGCGGTTCCTGCTGGCTCACGAGGCCATCGGTCACTATGGTATGCGTGCTCTGCTGCCCGCGAAGCAGTTCGATGCACTCATGGACTACGTCTATGATAATAACCCCAGTGTGCGTCAGTCGGTCGATGGTGCTCTTGGCTTACGTCCTGCCGGGGTTGCGCCTATGTCTCGGCGCGGTTTTCTGAAAGGTGCAGGCTCTGTTATCGGGGCTGTTGCTGTTCCCAAGATGCCGCGCATCCCAGCAAAGCTAGATGTGGGTACGTTTGTTAGCGCATTCTCTGAAGTTCAAGAGAAGCTGCGTAATATCAACAACCCCGACAGTGTCGGAAAGGTGGGTGACCTCTTTCTTGAGATACTCTCTCCGATCAAGGGTTCTGACTACAAACAAGCCATCGCCAAGATGGACAGCATCCTCGACAACGCCAGATCACTAGACGGTGATGTTGAAGGTAGCAGCAGAGCACTCAGTAAACTTCTTACCGATCTTGAATACCAAGACGATGCGGATTTAATTATCCAGAATTGGTTTGAAGACAATGAAGGTAACGCATCTTCACTACTGAAAGAGTTCAGTTCGCTGGTAGAGGAAGCCTACCAAAAGAGGAACATCGAGATTGAAGACCATCTCCGCTCTACATTGGACATGGTTAAGAAGAAAGTTGGAGGTGATACAAAGAGAGAAGCTCGTCCGACTACTAGCGAAGATGTTGACATGCTCGGTGCCCGCCGCGAGGCGGTCGAAGAGTACATGGCGAAGTTCGCTGAGAAGCTGGACAGCAGCATCCTCGCCCGTGTCTGGTATGCCATCAAGGATGTACTGAACAAGCTGGGTGTGAAGTTCGAGGACGACATCGTCCGCTATCTCGTGTCTCAGGCCCGCAGCACCGTGCGCAATGGTTCGTCCATGTTCACGCCCAGCACCTTCGCGCTCAACCTCCAGACCGTGATGACCAACAACGGCACGGGTAGGTTCAGTCAAGACTCGGTCTACTCTGCGCAGCATTCACTGCGCAATCAGCTTGACCTTCTCCCTACGCCGCCCGCCAGCATGGAGGAAGCGACCAACACTCTCAGGGACCTCAAGATCGATAACCTCGACAGGTTCGAGAGGTTCGTGCGCAAGTTCCTGCGTCTGGGTACTTACAACGCTCTGCGCAACCATGGGGCAAACATCGCTGAGCATCTCAAGGACGCCATGCGCACGAACGCGGCGAAATTGTACAACACGTATAATGAACGTCTCGCCAAGCTGCTGGCACTGACGGGAAACTCTCGCCTCGTGGTATCTTATGCCTTGGTGATTAGCCGCCGCATTGCCAGCCCCCGGTTCAAGCTGGATAAGGAACTCCGCAACGCTCCTCTGCTCATCCTCGGTGATGAACGTCTGGACGGTTCCGGGCGTGACACGAAGGTTGACGAGGATGTACTCAAGAGGCTCCTCGCCATCGGCACACTCTCCAAGAAGGAACTCGAAGACGGCGCGGAGATCACCTACGAGGAAGCCGTCGAAGGTAACAAGACCAAGAAAACCACTGAAAAGATCAAGGGTCTGAAGGAAGAACTCAAGCGTGAACTGACCGACGACGAGTATGACCGCTACGTCGAGACGATGCGGAACCTTGCCGACCTCC